TTCCTTGGACAAGCTACGTAAGGCGACTATCAATTGGGTTATGACACCTTTGAAAGCGTCCACCAACAAATATTTGGACAAAAAATTTTGGCTGGATGCAAGTGATCGTTTGATGTATGAGGGAAAGGCTCCAGAACTTTCCGATACAAAACGAGCACGTATGCCTGCCTTCTTTGAACATGCCAACCCCAATCTTCCTCAATACGCTTGAGACCCATGGTCTCCAGCTCACTTCTCTTGTAGCACAACTAGAAGAGAACTTCCCACCACTTAATCCCCACCCGGATGACTCACACTCATTAATTATGTACCGCTCTGGCCAACGTTCTGTGGTCGAGTGGATTCAACACCAACTCAACGAAGAGAACAATGGCTCCTAAAAAAGCTACACAAGCACAGAGAAATGAATTAAAGGCTGCAGCGAGAGAGGCTGCCTCGACCGGAAGTTTGACACAAAAGCAAGTCAATCAGTTAACTAACGCTGGCGTTAATACGGCAAATATTCGGAGCATTCAACAGACTAATAAGGCGGCTCCTGCACCTGCTCAAACTCCTGCTCCTGCACAGAACTTGTCTAGCTTCATCAATACTTCCGCTGGTGGTACTGCTGGAACACTTGGACTGTCTGCTGTGCAACAAGCCCTATCGAGTGGTATTAGTCAGAAAGACTTAACCAGTCAAGCGCAAAGTCAAGGTCTCAGCTTTGGACCTGGGGCACAGAGTTTCCTTAATCAACAACCCGCTAGCCAGAGCACCAGTTCTGTTCAAACCAAAGGACCGTTCGCTCCGGGTGTAAGCAGTATCCCAAGTACTCCTGGGCTTTCCTATGAGGGTGCACTGTCCGCAGGGCGAGCCAAAGAATCCAATGAAGGGACTCTTGGTCAAGCTCTGCGAATCGCAGGTGCTGATCAAAACATCAGCCGCTCAGAGCTGCAAAAACTGACTAAGAATTTTGGTGTAGATGCTTCTCAAGTAGTACGCCGCATTGATAAAATTAATACTAAATCAAGAGATAGAGGACGTGCACTTAAGATTGGCCTAAGTCAAGGTGCTCTACAGTCCCTGATCAATGCAGGCACCACCTATACATCTGGTATGTTTAGGGAGTCCCAGCTTGGTGAAGGTAGGATTGGACGCACGGTTCAAGATTACATCAACGCCTCCAACCCAACTGGTGGCTACCAGAACCCTCTATCTGGGTATAGTACCTTTAAGCCTGTCAGGAATGACAGGGATCGTGCTGCTGCTCAAATGGCTGCTGGATTAATGCCCTTGCAACGTGGTGGAGGGATGCAGATTAACTCTAAAGGTGGTTTGACAATTAAACCTGGTGTGCTGACAAAGGCGGCTACTCTCGATACTACTAAACCACTCGATACTATTAAACAAGAAATTGAACCAAAAGACCTGGGTGGTGGTACCGCAAATGGTGGTGGCGGTTCCGATACAGTAACCACTGGTACTGGTACAGAGACTGCAACCGCCACTAGTACTCCGGAAAGCATCATCGAACAGATGAACCAAGAAGCAGATACTGAAGCACAAAACTTTAACGCATTTACGGCTGGTAATTCTGGTACTTGGCGAACAAGAGGTAGAAAGGGTGGTAAGAAAGGGTTAAAAACTACACGCACTAATAATGTTAGTTCACGCTTAATGCCTAGCACTAATACACTAAGAGTTTAATATAAATGACAGCTAAATCAAGATACGATTATCTAAGTAAGTATCGTACACAATTTCTAGACACAGCTGTTCAGTGCTCTCAGTTGACACTACCTACTCTCATCCAACAAGATGATGACATAGGGCGTTCAACAAACCTTAAGTTAATCACACCATGGCAAAGCGTTGGCGCTAAAGGGGTTGTGACTCTTGCATCTAAATTGATGCTAGCTCTACTGCCCCCTCAAACCAGCTTCTTTAAGCTACAGATTGATGATTCAAAGATCGGTGTTGAATTACCCCCGGAGGCACGCTCAGACCTTGATATCTCCTTCGCTAAGATGGAAAGGTCTGTCATGGAAATCATCGCAGCATCAAGTGATCGCGTTACCGTACATCAAGCCCTTAAACACTTGGTTGTCGGAGGTAATGCTCTGATCTACATGGGTCCTAAGGGGCTTAAGCTGTATCCATTGAATAGGTATGTTGTAGACCGTGATGGTAACGGTGACATCTTAGAGATCGTTACAAGAGAACGTATTAGTCGTAAACTTCTAGCACCTATCCTTACTGCTAGCCTTCCGGTTAACCCGCCTGGGCAAGAAGGAGCTGACAATGAGGAGGATGTAGATGTTTACACACATGTAAGACGAGATAACAATCGTCTCGTATGGCACCAGGAAGTATTCGATAAGATCATTCCTGGATCCCAAGGTAAGGCACCTCTTGATGCTAACCCTTGGCTGGTACTTCGGTTCAACGTAGTCGATGGTGAACCGTTTGGACGTGGTAGGGTAGAAGAGTTTCTCGGCGACCTCCGTTCGTTGGAGGCTCTCATGCAAGCTCTCGTAGAGGGCTCTGCAGTCGCCGCTAAGGTGGTCTTCACCGTATCTCCATCTAGTACTACCAAACCCCAAACGCTCTCGGCTGCGGGCAACGGAGCCATCGTTCAGGGTCGACCTGATGACATTGGTGTCATTCAGGTTGGTAAGACAGCAGACTTCAAGACTGCTATGGAGATGGCTAGTGTGTTGGAACGTAGGTTGAGTGAAGCATTCCTTATCCTCAATGTACGCAACAGTGAACGTACTACTGCTGAAGAAGTACGCATGACACAAATGGAACTAGAGCAACAACTAGGTGGTTTATTCTCCCTACTTACTGTTGAGTTCCTGGTACCATATCTCAATCGTAAGCTCTCTGTACTACAGAAGACGCAAGCTATCCCTCGTATCCCTAAAGACCTTGTACGTCCTACTATCGTTGCTGGTATCAATGCACTTGGTAGGGGTCAAGATCGAGAATCACTGACTCAGTTCTTCACTACTATTGCACAAACACTAGGACCAGAAGCACTGATGACTTACGTCAATGTTGACGAAGCAGTTAAGCGCCTTGCTGCTGCTCAAGGTATTGATGTACTTAATCTTGTTAAGTCTATTAGTCAGATCCAACAAGAGCAAGGTCAACAACAAGAACAAGCTATGCAAATGGAGCAACTTAAGCAAGCTCCTAACATGGCTAAGGCTCCGATTATGGATCCCACTAAAAATCCACAACTAATGAATGAGCTTAATGGACAAACAAACACCAACGAAAACCCGGAAATCGAGCAAGCCTCAAACATCCCTGGAGGAAGCCCCTTCGGTTGACAACGTTGATGATAAACCGACTGAACCTGCGCCTTACATGAAGCGCACTAAAGTCGGTGAACCCACCATCGGTCGTTCCCCCGATTTTGTCAAGACAGTAGGTCTTGGAAATCTAACCGTTATCACAGCAAATGGCAAACGAAATTACACTTAATCCGTATGAACAAGCAGAGGGTGAGTTCTCTGCTGAGGAGCTTGATTCTCTGCAAGTTGGTGAGAAGCTAGCCGAGCAAGAACAGCAACTCCTAGCTGGTAAGTACAAATCAGCAGAGGAGTTGGAGCGAGGCTACCTTGAGCTACAGAAACGTATGAGTGGTAAGGAGGATCCTGAGGTAGAACCACAGGAAGCACCTCAACAACAAGAGGAAGTACAAGAGGAGGGTGGTGATCTCTACGAAACAATTATGGAATCCTACCGTACTGGTGAATGGGATCCTGAGGTTGTGAGTCAAGTAGAGAACATGAATCCTGTTGATGTAGCTAATATGTTCCTAGAGAACCAACAAGCTCAGCAACAATCTACTCCTCAAGCTACAGAGGATGATATTGAACAGATCTATCAAGCAGTTGGTGGATCTGACGAATATCAAAGCATGATTCAATGGGCTGGTCAGAACCTATCTGAACAAGAAGTAGCGATGTATGATACAGTGATGGATCGTGGTGATCCTCTTGCTATGTTTTTCGCTGCTCAAGCATTGAATGCACGTTACCAGGATGCCGTAGGGTATGATGGTGAGATGCTTACCGGTAGTGCTCCACGCAATACTGGTGATGCTTTCCGTTCTCAAGCAGAACTAGTAGCAGCAATGAGTGACCCTCGCTATGATAAGGATCCAGCTTATCGTGCTGATGTAGCAGACAAGCTTGAACGATCCAACATCCAATTCTAACCCACCTAATGAACGACACTAACATCTTCGCTAAAGAACCCACCATGTACACTGACGAATCCTACACTGTGCCTCATAACGAACGTGCTGAACTCCTCAATGGTCGCCTTGCTATGCTTGGTTTCGTGGCTGCTATTGGCGCTTATATCGTAACTGGTCAAATTATTCCTGGAGTATTCTAATGTCTTGCGGTAAGAAAGGCCATAAAGGAAATGGCACAAAGAAAAAGTAATGTCAGTCTGAAGATTGGCGTACACAAAGCACGTACCGGTGGCCTAACAGCCGCTGAAGTAACTGACTAGAGAGGCTTAGCCCCTAGCGAGTAGTGCTGAGCCTTAATGAGTAGATGGAAATATAAATGTTCCTTGCTATTTTATTATGATCCCTCTTCTAACTACTCTGTCAGTGATCACAAGTTGGTATGGTCCAGGCTTTAATGGACACTACACAGCTAGTGGTGCTAGATACAATCAAAACGGCCTTACTGCAGCGCACAAGACACTCCCCTTTGGCACACGACTTCGTGTATGTCTTAAGAGGTGTGCCGTGGTGACGGTCAATGATCGTGGTCCCTACGTATATGGTAGGGGACTTGATCTCAGTAAAGGTGCGGCTGATACTATCGGTCTCACTGCCTCTGGAGTTGGGCGAGTTAAAGTAACACGTCTTAATTAACT